GACGGCTCAGGCTCCAAGCAGTTGACGGGTCTTGCCGCTATGAACGAGACGGCCCCGGGCACAACGGCCTACGCTTCTGTCTCCACGGCCAATACGGTGTGGCAGAATCAGGTTCAGTCGAGTGTCGGTTCTGCCGCCACGAACCTCCTCCCCTCCTTGCGGACGCTCCACAATGACTGCAAGCAGGGTAAGGGTGGTGCTTCTGGCGCTCCTGACTTTGGTGTGACCACACAGGCTGTTCACGAAGCCCTCGAAGCTCTGATCTTCCCGCAGGTTCGCTATCAGGCGAACTCCAAGGGTGCCGATGCTGGTGTCGAGAAGCTGATGTTCAAGGGCGTCCCCATTGAGTGGGATGATTATTGCACATCGGGTGAGCTTCACCTTCTGAACAGCAACAACATGATGCTGTTTGTCCATTCCGACGCGAACTTCAAGATGGCTGATGGCGGCTTCCAGAAGCCCATCAATCAGGATGCATTGCTGACCCAGATTTTCTTCCAAGGCAATCTGGCCACCAACAATCGTCGGAAGAACGGCAAGCTTCAGGGTGTCACTTGAGAAAGGGGTTCTCTGATGGCTTTTACTATTAACGCAAACAGTCGCGTCAGTCTTGGCAGTGCCCACTTTATTACGGGCACTCTGGAGTCTGTAACGACTCCGGGGACGGACGCGATTCTACCGGGAAGCACAATCGTCGCTTTCTGGTTCAATTACAACGATGATGATGTGGATGTGGCACTACCTAGAGTTCACATCAACGCCAGTGACTTTCTCGCTGTTGCCGATAGCTACGCGGGTGGATCTATTCACCACGATTCTTCGGTTGCAGGGGATACCCTCACTTGGTCCGCGATCTATAAGTAAGGAGATCAATAAATGCAGTTTATGACCGCGAATCGAGAGGAACAGGAGACTGTTTTTATCGTGTGCGAGAACAATGAGGGCGCGGAACTGATCCCCGGGACAGTGGTTGAGTTTGATCTCACTGCTACCGATAAGGATCAGGGCCACCTCATTGAAAAAGTCGATGCTGAAGTCAACATGACGACGGGCATTGGAGCGCCCGTAGCTGGCGTTGTTGAGACTACGATTGCCACGGCAGGAATCGGGCGTATTCAGGTGTATGGCCCCGCTACTGTGCGTACAAATACAACGATTGATGCTGGACGTTTGGCTGTTGCCACAAGCTCTAATGTTGCACCTACGGGTGTTGCCATTGCTGACGTTCGGACCACACAGATCACGACAGCGGCCTATGCTCAGGCAGTTATCGGTGTTTGTATGGAAGCTGTCTCTGCCACTGAGGCACGAGTACAGTTGGCTTGCATGTAGTTTTTTTTGCGAAGCGGGGGGCATAAAGCCCCTCGCTTTGTAAGTCACTTACATACCACTGGAGGGTGAATTGAACTTCGACATACCTGATGACACCAAGGTTCTTGTTGCTACACCAAATTACGTAAATCAATTTGAAGCAACGGTTCATGTGAACCACATGGAATGCTCGTCATCTTGGACCAAATGGGGGATAGATTTTAACTGGACCATCATCGGTAGATCTTTCGTGCATTTTGCACGAACCCAGATGTGTCAAGTTGCAGTAGAAGGGAAGTTTACCCACGTGCTGTGGTTGGATGACGATGCAGTTATTGACCCAGAGATCCTTCCTCGGTTTATCCAGCACGATAAAGATGTGGTGATTGCACCCTACGCGATGCGTAAAATGCCCCACGACATCGGGGTATTGAAGTCTGACATAGGAGATTATCACAACCACGGCAGTTACCGCAATTTTGATATGTCGGATATGAAAAAGGGTCTGGTCGAAGTAGACGGTGGTGGAACTCACTGCATGTTGGTTAAGGTAAGCGCCCTGATGAAAAAGGGAGAGACCGTAGATGATCACGAAATCCCCATTGAGCTTGAAGAGGAGATAAAGCTTCTCGGTGACAGGGGGCAGATGCTTACAAGGCAGATCCTCGGAGACCGAAATGAGGGTGCGATGTCCTTTTATGAAGAAGACGAGATTGGGATTCCTTACTTTGTAATGCCCAAAGTGGGAACAGAGGATATGTATTGGTGTTATCGCGCCAAGCGTAAGGGAATTAAGATCTGGTGTGACACAGATGTATTTGCAGGACACATGGGGTTTGTTCCCATGATCACAGAGCAATGGAGATCAGCGGCTGAGGAGACGGTTAAGAACTTGGACGCCGAAGGGAAGGTCTTAAGTTTAATCCCGGGAACTACAGACCTTGCGAGGAAGCCTACGGAGATCAGAATGGACCGGACTGCAAATCTTGTATGAAGATATTCATTTGCGGTACCTGCCGACAGGGATTTGATATAGAGATATCTGGAGGTATTGCGTGTCCAGAATGCGGGGGGAAGCGATGGAAGAAGATCAATAAACTCCCATCGTCTGCTGAAGAGTACAGAAAGAAATGGGCCGAAGAGTATGACGTGATGATCTGCGACAACGATCACGATATGACTACTCGAAAGATCCGATGGTTGGGTGAGCAGTCCATGAAGGAAGTGGAGGGTGAGCGGAATGGTTGATAGACCCAACATTCCCTTCTCAGTATCAAGGGAAGTTCACTGGGTGGGGTATAGACGAAGGATTCGCGGCGATGTTGACCGGGATGGTGGAAGCCCTGAAACCCAATACCGTGTTGGAAACGGGGACGAACAAAGGGAGATCGACCCGAGCCATTGCTCAAGGGTTGGTAGCCAACAACAAGGGCTTGATGTTTACGGTTGATATGTTAGACCACGATATCATTATACAGATGAAGGATTAAGATGCTTGTTCAAGGGAACTTCTGGTCGGAAACTGCCGCAGGGACAGCCAGTGGAGCTACGGCCACACACGCCGCTAATAACACCAATACCCATGTGGTGACTTCTATTTCTGGACACGTGGACGCTGACGCGATTATAACCATCGAGTCTCCAGCTTCTACGATTCTCTGGCAGTCCAAGATTGATGTTTCCGTCGAGGGATTCTCTTTCAACTTCAGCGGCCTGTCTGTGGTCGGTGCGGGTTCGGGAGCTATCCTCGGAAAGATCGCTACCTCCTCAGCTGATTGTCAGGTTAATATCAGCGGACACACGATCTAAAATGAAAGATGATTACGGAACTGTAGATCCGTTCCTTCCCCCCCCGCCAAGCGACAAGAAGAAAAAGAAGAAGAAGAAAGAGGAGAAAGAAGAGAAAGAGATGAAAGAGGACAAGCTTCCTCCTCTTCCTCAGCAACGTATGCCAGTAATTCAAATCATTTTTACAGGAGGGAATTTATGACAGAGTTATTGAAGCCCAAGGACGAGCTTACAGCCATTGTAGAAAATGCAGATTATGGGGATGTGTCTCTACCGCCCGATCTGAAGGATCATACGTGGTTCATTAAATACGAGTCCACCAATCCTCTATTGTCGGATACGGATACGGGTGATGAATGGCACCTCCAGATCACTGCGGAAGAACACACGGGCCTCACGGAGGACCACGGGTGTATCATAGATTTCGTAGGGTATAAACGCGGGGAGATTGCGATGACCCGCAATGGCGAGATCTTGAACGAGACTGAAGCCGAGGTGCGGGAGGATGCAAGCGGAGAGAACTTCCCGCGCTTCAAAGCCTACGATTTCAAGATCAAGAATCTGGAAAAGACCACGGGTCCTATTGACCGAGAACGGTTGAGCAGAACCTTCGACCAGCAGAGACAGGAATCTGAGCGGAATCTTATTGACACCCTCGACACTGCCTTTTCTCGCCTTGGTGGCGTTGAGCCTAACGCATCACCCGCTTCAGTGCAGGCATATCTGCAAGGACTTGATCCTTCGCAGAGAAAAGCCATTGTCGAAATGGCCGACGATGAAATCGAAGAATCTGAGGAAGCTGTTACTTCCTAAGGGCTACTTGAGAGACAACTGATGTTCTACAGAGATATCAAAGAACAAGTCCTTGACATTGCCGGTGCTGATACCGGTGATGACTTCGAGGATATGGTCAATGCGGCGATCAACCGTACGTATCGCTTCATCCTTAATCAAGTAGATGCGGATAACGAACGTAGGGAGTTCTCCCTTACTACCGCCGCCAGCACCTCACAGTATGGGATGCCTCTGTACGTAAAGCAGGTCCTGAACATCGACGACGCTACGAACAACCGTCGAGTTTACGATATCTCCTCAACTGAATTCGATTCCTTTCACCCGGGCACAACGGAAACGGGAACCCCAAGGGAGGCATATCCCCTTGGGGCATATGGAGTTCAGACACAACCAAGCGCCAATGAAACTCTTGATCTGGTATCTGATAGTGCTGCTGATTCTGGTGTAAACTTCCCGGTAAGGATTACAGGGTTCAATGCATCGGGGCATTGGGTTACTGAAACCGTCACAATGACCGGAGTAACCACTGTCGCAACCTCTAACACCTACTCAAAAGTCGAGAGGGTAACAAAGGCGGCGGCTTCCGGTTCTTCGTGGACGGGTATTATCACAGTAAAAATGACCACCACGGGGACCACGCTGGCTGTTATCCCATCCCATTGGGATGCCCCCACCTTCTTGTGGTATGAGTTTAGGCCCATCCCTTCCGCCGCTCTGACCTATACGATCAGGGCGATCATGCGGAAGCCAGACCTAAAGAAGGACGAGGACTGGCCAGAGATTGACGAGGAGTTCCACAATCTGATTGTGTGGGGTTCTGCGGCAGAGGTTTTGCCCGCTCAGGGGTTATTCCCTGAATCCCAATCCTACGGGCGTCGGTTTGACGTTGGTGTAAAGTCCTATAAGGACGCCGTGGGTATGTCACAGCCCAATAGAATTAGAGTATTTGCTGACGTTACTACTGCTCGAAGAGGGTCCCATAGACCCCTCGTCCCGGGCGTAGACTACTTCAACGGTTGAAAGTCGCTTACAAATGGCCCGTCCACAAGTAGCTCCCGGCTCTCAGACCTCTCCTATTTATAGGATCAAGGGAATGAAATCTCGTTGGGAGTATCCCAACGAGAAAGCACAGCCCGAGAACTGCGCCAACCTTGTTAATATGAACCTCTCTGAGGCTGGTGTGGCGGAATCCCGTAATGGGTACACCAAATGGAACTCCTCTTCGGTCTCTGAGGAGATTACTGGACTAAGGGAGCAGACTTTCGCAGATGGTACCACGAAGTATTTGGTGTGCGTCGAGGATAAGATCTACGATTCTACTACATCTGCACATACGGATATCACAGGCTCTTTAACCCTTGGTGTGGCCGGGGCAGATGATAGAACGCGGATGACCTTTATCCGCGATCAAGTTGTGGGGACGAATGGGACAGACGAAACGTGGGTCTATGCTGGCTCCGGCAACGCTTCGGCCTTGAGCGGGATGCCTTGGACCACCTGTGAGGACGTTATCACCCACCGGGGTGTCCTGTTGGCATTCGCCCCCACAGAATCCGGTACCAAGTATCCCTCACGGGTAAGATGGTCTGATATCAATACAAAGACCTTCATTCCCGACATTACTTCTTGGCCAGACGCAAACAGATTTGAAGTCTACGAGGGCACAGGGAATATCATTGGGGCGGTGGATAACTTTGGTCTGGCGTTAATCTTCAAAGATGACGGGCTGTATCCTGCGTCTGTTGAGTATGACGTAGGATTCTTGGAGCTTCGCCTGAGAAATCCTATTAGAGGATTCTCGCCTGTAGCAAAGCACACGATTATCTCACGGCCTGAATTTGTCTTTGGCGTAGCGAAGGAAGGAGCCTTTGCATTCGGTCCCGATCTGAGCTTTAGGATTCTCACGCTGGACATTCAGGATGAGTGGGAAAAGCTAAACCGTGGACGCCTTAAATACGCCCAGAGCTTCGTCAGGGAGAAGGATCATCAGGTCAGGACGCTTCTCTCTGGCTCCGGCAACGCCTCGGGGCACAACAGGATTCTCGTATGGGATTGGGAGACTAATGACGTATGGTTCGATGAACCCACCGACGTAATGGGTTACGGATCTACCATTGAAATCGCAGGGACAGAGTATGATTGGCTCGGGGGAAACAATGGGTTCGTCTACAAGGGAAACTCAGGGAGTGATGATAGTGGGACGGGATACTCTTGGACGGTGGAGATGCAACCCAATGACTTGGGTGCCCCCGGTAAGTCCAAGAAGATTATCAACTTCCGAACCCTATATAGGACACGCTCAGGACAGTCGGGTTCCACCCTAGAGATTGTCAGGGATGGGGGTCAGTGGCCCGCAAGGACCAAGACCCTCACCTTCCCCACGGCTACGTGGAACACTGACGATACATGGGATGTAACCGATAGTTGGAATTCGTCTGGATCTCTGGCGGATAGGTTCTTTGTTAATCGGATTGCAGAAACTATTAAACCCACTTGGACCGGAAGCCAGCCTGTTACTCTGGACGGATACCAAGTAGAATACAAAATCGTAGAGTAGATAATGGCAACTGTAACAAGACCGTCTAAGTCTCTTCCAGATCCCGGTGATGCGCTTGATGCGGAACCCATCAGGGATTACATAACGAACATCCTCTCATTCCTCGAATCTACCAATATAGACGAGGGGAACGTCGATCTTTCGGGATCTGACGGGATTTTAGGGAAGTCTACGGCTCAGACTGCCACTGGCTTAAAGACGTGGGAGCAGACCACAGCCGCTGCGGCCTCGGTAATTGACGTTGCTATTTTCCAATGGGACCCCTCTTCGGGAACGACTTCTGACAATCAGGGGATGCGCCTATCCTTCAAGATGGATGATGACGCGGGGAACCAAGACGAGGTTGGGGCCATTGACCTCGTTGAGACAGACGTATCCGCCACCACAGAGGATGCCGAGTGGCAATTCCATGCTGTAGCCGCTGGTTCTCTTACCAAGTCCCTAACAGTGGGCGGAACAGGGACCACCTCCCATTTGCCCCTCACCGTGGGAGTCGATGGAACTGGCTACGACGTAAAGTTCTTTGGGGACACTCCGGGTGCCTACATGGAGTGGGACGAGAGCGCCGATCAGTTGCGGATCATGGGCGCGTCGGCTGACGCCACCACCAGTACTGGCAAATTGCTGCTGGCTACGTCCCTGACAGATATCAATGCAAATGATGTATTGGGGAAGATTGACTTTCAGGCTCCCCACGAGGCTGGAGGAACAGATGCCACCGCGATTGCCGCCTCAATACAGGCTGTAGCTCAAGACACTTTTGCAG